AATAAAGGTTGGGCTGGATTTAAAAAATTTTAGAACTATGAAAGAGCAATTATTAGAATTTTTAGAATGGTTACCAAATAATATGCAAGATATATTTGAAATAATGGATAGACCAGAAGAGTTAGTAGATGAATATTTAAAAGAACAATAAACTGTAGCATTTTTGCTAACGGACGAGTGTATGAGTAGTAATATTACGTATTTAAAAACTAAAATTTAATAAGATGAAAACATTGAAATTTGATGGAATGAAAGTAGCAATTTCCGACGAAGAACTAAGTCAAGATGTATTTGCTATATACATTGTTAGCCACCGTTTTTATTATGAAAATTGAACTTGATAGGAAATCATTAGAAACATTGATAAAAGGTAGTCAACCTTACTACAATGAATTTGAAAACCCATTGGTTAAAAAAGCAGGACACTCTTATAGTGACCAATATGGCAGAACAAGTTGGGGAAGTTTAGAAAACCTAACAGATGAAGAACTTTACAAACTGTACGAAATATGTAAAAACAGTTGGTCTTAAATGGTGGCTAACGGTTTAGGTATGGTTAGTTGCGGATAAATTAATAAAAGCATTATGGGAAATAGAATAATTGAAATAGTAGAATTGGGTACACCACAAAGCATAATCCAAAGGGAAGGCGACCCAATTACAGAACTAATACACACGCATATTTTAATAGAAGAACTAAACGAGCAATTAACTATACCTGTTGTTAGCAATTTCGTTTGCCCTGATTGTAAAGGGTCAAATATGGTGGAATCTAACAAAAGGGAGGTTTGGTGCTATAACTGCAAAAAGAACTATAGGGAAAATGATTGCTAACGGTTTGGCTATGAATAGTAAAAACACGGATAAAATGGAAAAGACTTTACAATTAATAAAAAACTTTGAAAAAAGAAATAACATATCTATTGCAATAACTGTAATGGGTGACGGTAGCGGAAATGTAAACGAGTTTTGGTGCGATGAAGAACTAAAAGAATACAAGGATATTAATGACTTACACGACTTCTTAATGAATACACAATACAAACTCGCTGATGAAGATGGCAGATGCTTATCTCCTGTGCAGGAAGTGTAGTGTTTTTATTATTTATAGCCGTTGTTGTGGTGTCGTTTTAATGCACTACAACTAGTTTATAATGTAATTGTATATGAATAGTGCGAAAATTAAGAAATAACTTTAATAAAAATAAAACAATGGAAAAAACTATTTACCAATTAGACTTACACGAAAGTTTATACGACAATAATATAGAAGCAACAGTTACAAGGGTTGCAAGTGGATGGCTTTATAAGTACGAAAAAGAAATTTACAATGAAAACCAAGAATACTTTTACAATGAGGTTATACAAATTGTTTTTGTGCCTTTTGACAATAGTTTTGAAAAAGTAAACAAGTAAGCATTATTTATATACAGTGTTATGCACTGTGGCGATTTTAATAAAAAACTAAATAAAAATGAAATATATTAATTTACAAACACCGAAAAGAGCAATAGCATCTTTAATATGGAATACAAGCGAGACTCTTAAAATACCACTTGGTAAATACGCACCAATTGTGTTTGGTTGGATGATAGGTTCTAAAGGTAAAAAAATGTAAGCCATTGTGCATAACTAGTTTATAAACACACCATATTATGAAAAACATTGATAAACAAATAGATATCTTTAGCAGAAAACTCTTAAGAGATACTTTTCTGAAAAAAATAAGTAAAGAAAGTATCAGAAATGAACTATGCGCATCAATATTAGAAGGTTATACACAGCGAAAAAAGTATAAATTAACTCAAAATGAGTTTTCTAAATTAAAAGAGGTATCAATCGCAACAGTAAAAAGAATTGAAAACGGAACGTGTTACGATGCGAAATTAATAAGTAAATACTCAAACACAATTATTAAATAACGAATATTAATTAAAAACAACAATAAAATGAACGTAAAAGGTAAAATTAAAGTATTAAACGAAACTCAAACTTTTGGAGCAAGCGGTTTCAGAAAAAGAGAAGCGGTAATAACTACAGATGAGCAATATCCTCAAGACATATTAATAGAGTTTATTCAAGATAAATGTGATTTATTAGATAGATTTAAAGTAGGTCAAGATGTTGATGTGAGTATAAATTTGAGAGGTAGAGAATGGATAGACCCAGAAGGAGTTGCTAAGTACTTTAACTCTATTCAAGGATGGAGAATTGAGAGTGTAAATGAAACAGTTACCGAAGTTTCTGTACGTGTTGACGATGAAGATGATTTCCTGTTTTAGAACACACTAAAAGAAATTAAACGCAAGTTAATTAAGGGGAGTGTAAAAGCATCCCTTTTTACATTTAATAACAATAACAATCTTATTTAGTTATATTATTGATTAATCAAATTATTTCAAGATGGCACACGGCGGTAAAAGAGAAGGGTCTGGAAGAAAGTCTAAAGCAGACGAACAGCAACTTGTAGAGAGATTAAGCCCTTTAGATGATAAGGGGTTTAAAGCGTTATCAGACGGTTTAGAGGACGGTCAGTCTTGGGCTGTTAAACTATTTATGGAATATAGATATGGAAAGCCAAAACAACAAATAGAGCAGACAAACGTAAACTACAATCAAGAGTTGACAAAAGAGGATATAATCAAACTCAATAAGCATTTAGAGAGTAAATACTAATGACTAACGAGGATAAGGTATTAAGATATAAATGTGAAAACAGTCTTTTGTTTTATGCACGTTATATTTACAAAGAAAATCATAATAGAAAGTTTATACAGTCTAAACATTTTGAAGAAATTGCAAAGTATTTAGAGAGGGTTTATAGATTAGAAACTACAAGATTAATTATAAATATACCACCAAGATACGGAAAGACAGAGTTAGTTATAAAGATATTTGTCAGTTGGTGTTTAGCAAAAACAAACTACTCTAAATTTATACACCTTTCTTATTCTGATGCCTTAGCATTAGATAATTCAGCACAAACAAAAGACTACATTCAAAGTGATGCCTACCAACGTCTTTGGTCTATGGAATTAAAAAAAGACGCACAATCTAAAAAGAAATGGTTTAATGAGTACGGTGGTGGTATGTATGCGACCGCTTCAGGTGGTGCTATTACTGGTTTTGGAGCAGGGGTTGATGGTGTTATGGGGTTTGGTGGTGCTATATTGATTGATGACCCTTTGAAGCCAGATGATGCTTTTAGTGATGTAGAAAGGAATAAAGTTAATCAAAGATATAATAACACTATACGTTCAAGAACCAATACAGATAAAACCCCTATAATTGTGATAATGCAAAGACTTCACGAAGATGATTTAAGTGGTTTTCTTTTGGATGGTGGTAGCGGTGAAGATTGGGAACATTTATGTTTACCAGCTTTAAATAAAGATAACGAACCTTTATATCCCCATAAACACACATTTGAACAGTTAGAAAGCATAAGACAGGCAGACGCCTACACCTTTGCTGGGCAATACATGCAAATACCATCGCCAGACGAGGGTGGAGAATGGAAAAGAGATTGGTTTAACATTATAAATAAAAAAAATGTTCCTGAAGGTATTAAATGGACATCTATAATAGATGGTGCATATACTAAAGACACAAAGAATGACCCTACAGGTATACAGATAAGCGGAAAGTATAATAACGATTTATATATATGGACTTCTATTGATAAATATTTAGAAATGCCTCAATTAAAATCATTTATAAAGCCTTTTTACGACAGTTTAGAGGTTGATATATCTCTAACGTTAGTAGAACCAAAAGCATCTGGTAAATCGTTAGTACAGTTGATTAGAGATGAAACTAAGATGCCTATAGCAGAGATAAAAACAAATTTTGTTAAAGTGTCTAAAATAGAGAGGGCGAGGTCTTCAAGTCCTTATATAGAGGGGGGTAGAGTGTTTTTAGTTGAAGGTTCTTGGAATGAACATTTTTTAAAACAAATAGCAATATTTCCAAACGGAAAACACGATGAACATATTGATTTAACGGCTTATTCTATAGAGAGGCATTTAATGAATAATAGCGTTGCAGATATAAGATAAAACCCCCTTACATTTCTGCAAGAGGGAAATCCAAAAAAAATGAAAAATTAATCCAAAAATAAGTTTGAGAATCTAGTATAATTGAAAGGGTCTAATGGATAGTAAACCCAAAATAATTCCATCGCTTCATTTATACTCATATTATTAACGTATTCATACTTATTAAGTATTCTTACGCACTCTTCATGTGTTGCTGGATGTGTTTCTTTTAAACCTAATAAAGCTTCTTTAGTTTTAAGTTTGTTATATATACCCATTTCCTATTTCTTTTTTAATTATTACACTACAAATATACATAAATAAATTTAACTACCAAGTCAAATAACAATATTTTTTAAAATTAGTTATTATATTAATGAAAGTTACGTTACCAGAATCAATAGAAGATATTACTTTAGGGCAGTATCAAGATTATATAAAGTTATCTGATAAGTTAGAAGCTAAAGAGATAACCGAGAGAGATTTTATCAATAGTAAAATAGCCTTATTTAGCGGTATAGATAAGAGTTTAATTGATGATATATACCATAGAGATTTAGAATATCTAAAGAGCCATATAGATACGGCTTTAAATGAAGATAGTCCGTTTGTTAATAGATTCTTTTTAGATGGTGTTGAGTTTGGCTTTATAGAGAATTTAGATAATATATCTAGTGCTGAGTACTTCGATATGAGTAGTTACGGTACAGATGTAGAGACGTTACATAAGTTAATGGCTGTACTCTTTAGACCTATAAAGAAAAAAGATAAAACAGGTAATTATAAGATTAAGAAGTATAAAGGCTCTGTTAAGTATGGTGATTTAATGAAAGAGATGCCTTTAAGTATTGTGAATGGTGCTTTGGTTTTTTTTTGGAATTTATCGAAAGAGTTAGAGATTTATATCCAGAAGTTTACAATTCAACAACAACAGAGGGTAGAAGAGTTACAGACTACTTTGAGCAATGGGGATGGTATAGCACAATCTATGAATTAGCAAAGGGAAAGTTGTGGAAGTTTGATTATGTTTTAAAAACTAATGTACATGAGATGCACGTATTTTTAGCACATAAGATTAGTTTAAGAAAGTTAAAAGAGAAGTTAAGAGAAAAGAAATGAATCATTACACACAGTTATTAAGTTATTTAAAGTTGTTAGCAGAACAAGATGATTTTGTCAATACAGTTACTCAGGGAGATATGAGTGATGTAGATTTATATAAGATGAATATATTCAACTTAGTGCATATAGATGTTTTAAGTGCTAATTTCACAACTGGTCAGATGATTGAGTTTGATGTGCAGATATTATCAGCGCAAGTAAGAGATGCTAATAAAAGAGATGCTGTTGATAAGTTTTGGAACAATGATAATGAAGTAGATAATCTTAATGAAACATTAGCGGTATTAAATAGAATGTGGTTTAAGATGCTTCAAGATATTCAAGATGAAAATATAAGGGTAGATGAAAATGCTTCTTTAAACCAAGTTACAGAATGGAATAAAAATTTATTAGATGGTTGGATAATGGATTTTAAAATATCATTACCAAATACTACTATATCATTATGTTAGTAGAAAAGGCTTTAAATGAGTTTGGTAGTAGGGTTGTAGTTGGCTCTAAAAAAGAATTAGTTAAGAAAGGTAAAAACGCATCTTCTAAATTAAGTAAGTCTTTAGATTATAAATTAAAAGTGTCAAAGAATAGTTTTCAATTAGACTTTTTAATGGAGGATTATGGTAAGTTTATAGATAAAGGGGTTAAAGGTGTTGGTGGTAGAAAAGCGGATGGTAGTACTTGGAAGAAGAAAAGAGTAACAAATAACGAATATAAATATACTAATAGAAAGCCACCTATAAAAGCATTTAACGGATGGACTATAAAAAGAGGTATAGCACCAAGAAACAATAAAGGTCAGTTCACAACAAGAAAGGGTTTGTTATACGCTATCGCAACAAGTGTTTATCATACTGGTTTAGAAACTACAAATTTCTTTACAAAACCTTTCCAAAATAGTTTTAACACGTTGCCTGATGAAGTTGTTGAGGCTTACGGTTTAGAGGTTGAGAGTTTATTAAAATTAGCATTAAAATGAGAAAAACATTATCTCCATATTATATAGATATACCTTTGGTAAGTCCATTATCAGGGCTAACTTGCATTAAATATACTTTAGAAATTTATATTTGGGATGGTAGCAGAACATCACCATTATCAACACCTTCTTATTCTAAAACAATTATTAATAGTTCAGGCTCAACTGCAACGCATAAAATAAATATAAGTAGGCTTATAAATGACTTTATAGAGTTTGAGCCAAAGAAAGCGTTATCAACATCTTTATTAGACGGAGAAAATCAAAGATGGGTTAAAACGCAAGTGTTGTATGAAACTGAAAATGAAACTGAAATAGACACACCTCAAAGTGTTTCTTCAGATATAATAGTAAAAGGTTATTCTTATGGGAACGAGGGTGAAAATCAAGAAACGCCAAGTAATAAAGTTTTGTTGAGTGGTTCTAAATTTAAAGTGAGTAGAACAGGAACTTTTGTAGTGCCTATAGAAATAGATGAATCTTCGCCACCAACACCAAGCATTGTTTTAAATAGTGTAACGTTTGACACTGGTATTTCTTGGGATTTAGATTTCACCTTAATAGGTTCTTATTCTGAATTAAATGTATTGTTAGAACCAACAACAGGAGACTCTCACATACAAACAAAAAGTGTTGTTAGTCCACAATCGCAAGATGTTAAATATACGTCTCAAGATGTTGATGTAACTTTAAGCGGATTTGACAACGACAGCGCAACAACGATAACCTCTAACACAATAACTATAACAGTTCCTTAATGATAACAGTAATTTCATATCCAAATAACGAGATTAATTTTTCTCAATCAACACCAGACACTAACATATCTGCTGAATTGGTTAAATATATGTTTATTGATGTTTCTGAAACAACTGAAGATACTTATATTGAGGTTACTTATAACGGTGTTGTAACAACTTTAAACATAATAGATGAGTGTAAGTATCAACCTGTAGATATTTACTTCTTAAATAAGCACGGAGCAGAACAAGTATTGACATTTTTTAAAGAAAAAACCGAAGAGTTTAAAGTTAGTAGAGAGGTTTTTGAAAGAGCAGGACTACAAGCGTCTGACGGGTATCATCAATATAAAAACTTTAATATACAAGGGAGAAGTGGGTTTAAAGTTCATAGTGGGTTTGTAGATGAGAGTATGAATGAAACCTTTAAAGAATTAATGTTTAGTGAAATGGTTTGGAGTTTAGAGAATGATACTTTCACACCTTTAAATATAAAATCTTCTAATTTTGAATACAAGACAAGACAAAGAGATAGGTTAATTAATTATGAAATAGATTTTGAATTAAGTTATAATGAGATTAACAATATATGATAGTATCTATTTACATAGGGGGGCTTAAATTAGATATGTTTAATGAAGAAACTATAGAGTTGAATAGTTCTATAGCCGACATTAAAGATATTACTAAAAATCAAACAGATTTTACTAAAACGTTTACAGTTCCAGCATCTTCAAACAATAATATAATATTTAATCATTGGTATGATGCAGATTTAAATGGTTCTTTTGACGCTAGAATAAAGATAGATGGGGATATTAGGTTGGATGGTGTTGTTTTTAAGATAGGTAAGTTTAGGCTACATAAGGTCGCTATGAAAAAAGAGAAGCCGTATGCTTATACAATTAATTTTTGGGGTAATCTATTAGATATTAAAGATAAGTTAGGTAAGGACTTGTTAAGTGATTTAGATTTAACAGCGTTTAACCATGATTATGACAGTGCTAATATAAAAACAGGACTTCAATCAAGTTTATTTAGTGGAGATGTTATATATAATTTATTGGCTAAAAAACAATACTACTATAGTTCAGATATAACAGACACCACAGTTACTGATGAATTAGTAAATATAGGTTATGGAGATGGTAGCGGTAGTAATGGTGTTGATTTTACAGATTTAAGACCGTCTTTAAGAGTTATAAAGTTGATTGAGGCTATAGAGACGAAATATGATATAACCTTTAGTAGAGACTTTTTTGGATTAAAAGAGTTTAATGAAATATACACTTGGTTAAACCCATCTAAAGACACTAAAGCGGGTGGAGATATACAGGTAATTGATTGGGATGGTGGAGATTCAACATATATTAATCACACTACAAATATAGGTAGTTTTGAGGTTAGTAACACTTCAGCGTCTAATGATAATTATTATTGGAAATTATACACAACTATAACGCCAAGTGTAGGTTATGAAGATGTTCCATACACTCTTAAATTCTACAAAGATGATAGTGAGTTTAATAATTGGACTGAAACAGGCACACAAACCTTTTACGAGAGATTAAGTAAGATTGGCGCACCAGAAAATCCTTTTACTTGGAATGTGTATTGGGAGGTTGAAACAGACCAAGAATTTAAATATACAGCGAGTGTAGCACAATACCATTACAGAAGCGATATATTTATAAACCTATACACAACAACAGCAAGTGAAAACACTATTGATAGTGTATTTTCAATAGCAGATAACATTCCTAAAGTTAAGATTATAGATTTTCTAAAAGGTTTGTTTAATATGTTTAAATTAGTGGTTATTCCTCAAGGAGATGGTACTATTTATATAGATACTTTTAAAAATTATTATTTAAAGGGGATTACTTATGAAATAACCAAGTATATAGATTTTGAAAAACACGAAGTTGAGAGAGGTAAGATATTAAATGAAATTAATTTTTTATTTTCAGAACCATCAACTATATTAAACAAACAGTTTGAAGAAAATAATAATATTGCTTATGGAGATTCTGAAACTATATTAAAAAATGCGGATGGTGATGTTTTAGATGGTGATACTTTAGAGTTTACACTTCCATTTGAAACTATTTTGTTTGAAAGGTTAAACGATATATATACAAATACAACGTCTAATATTCAGTATGGGGCTATAATAGATAGTGATTTATCACCAGTCAATCCTAAAATGACCTTGTTTTACAATGTGAATCAAAATTTAGGAGTTAATCAGATAGGTTTTATAGATGATACTAATACAAAAACTCTTTTGAGTGGATATATAAACACACCAAGCCATTCTAAAGGATTTTTTGAACCAAACTTTTCTTTATTATTTAATTCAGAGTACAGTACGTGGGATGGTTTATTGTTAGAAAACTCTTTATATAAAAACTATCACGAAAAGTATTTACTTGATATTTTTAATGTAAAAAAGAGAGGATTTAAGTATTCAGCAAAATTACCTTTAGGCATCGCTATTAATTTACAGTTAAATGATGTTTTACAAATAAGAGATACGTTTTATAGAATAAATAGCTTTACTACTAATTTAACCAATGGAGATATAACCCTTGATTTAGTTAATTCTTTTGATGATATTGTAGGGAGTGTAAATGTATTTCCAAAAGATTTTTATTCAGACAGCCCTAGTAGAGTGTTTAGTAGTAGTGTTACTAATTCAGAAGACTTAGCTATTGAGATTTTAGATGTTGGAGATGGTGTGGGGTGGGTTAGTGTAGAGATTATTGATGGTAATGTGTTTTACACTATAACAGAAAATACAGGCAGTAAAGATAGGTTTTCTCAAATAAAACTAACAAGTAAAAAGGCACAATCTGAAGATATAATATATATAACACAAGAACAACCATAAAATGAGAGAAATACTAAACACACTACATAGTGGAAATTATTACGGGGCTGGTGAATATGTTGAAATAGCAAAAGGTAAATACGAATATATAACAACCTTTAAACAATTAAAAAGAAAGGCAACTAGGATATGGCAATCGAGAAAATAATATCAATAAAAGCAGACACTAAAGATGCTGTAAAAGGTATTGAAGATGTTTCAGAAGCGTTAAAGGGTGTTGAAGAACAATCAGAAAATTCAGAAGAGGCTATTGAAAATGTAGGTAAATCCGCAAAGAAACAAAAAACAGTAGTAAAGGGATTAGGGGCTTCGGTTAGAGCGGTAGGTACTGCACTAAAAGCCATAGGTATTGGTTTAATCATAGCTTTGGTTGCTAAATTAACAGATGTTTTTAGTAAAAATCAAAAGGTTATTGATTTTGTAAATACAGCATCTACAACACTAAGTATTGTTTTTAACGAGTTGTTTGATGTTATTTCTAACGTCTATGTAAGTATAAGAGATGCAACTGGTGGATTTGATGCGTTTGGTAAAGTTATTTCTGGTCTAGTTACTATAGGATTAACACCATTAAAGTTATCTTTTTACGGAATTAGTTTAGCGGTAAAAGAAGCACAGTTAGCTTGGGAAAAATCTTTTTTTGGAGATAAAGACCCTGAAACAGTAAAAAACTTAAATAAATCTATAGAAGAGACGAAAGATGCTATTTTGCAAGTAGGGATAGATTCTTTAGATGCGGCTTTAAAGGTCAAAGAGAACTTTAAAGAGGCTGTTGGGGAGTTTTCTACTGCTATTAACACTATAGCGACAGAGGGTGTTGAAGGGGTTAGAAATATAAGTGTTTCTTCAGCTATTGAACAAGCAAAAGCAATTACAAACGCAAGAAAAAACTATGAATTACTGTCTTTAACTCAAGACAGGTTGATGTTGCAATATCAAAATGAAGCAGAGATATTAAGACAAATAAGAGATGATGAAAGTATAAGTATAAAGGAGCGAATAGATGCTAACAATAAAATAACTGAAATATTAAACAAACAGTTTGAAGCAGAGTCTAAAAGTATTAAAAGTAGAATAGCTGGACTACAACAAGAACAAAACCTGCTAGGTAAAACTATAGAAAGAACTAACGAGATTTATCAGTTACAAACTGATTTAATAGATGTTGAAGAGAGATTGCAAGGGCAGAGGTCTGAGCAAAAAGTTAATAATATTGCTTTATTAAAAGAAGAGATAGAATTAAATCAAGTTATTTCAGATTCTGAAAAAGAAAGACAATTAGCACAGTTAGAATTTGAGGCTGGTCAGGAAGAAAAAGAATTAGAAAAGTTAGAGAAATTAAGAGAGAGATTAGATTTAGAAAATGAAATAATATTAGAAGACTTAGAAAGGAAAAGAGAGTTGTATGCGGAAGGTACTTTAGCAAGGGAAGAAGCAGAGCAAGATTTTTTAACTAGAAAACAGGATATTGACAATCAAATAACAGATAACGAAAAGAAACAAAACCAAGAAAAAGAAAAGGACGATAAAATTGTAAATGAAACGAAAGTTAAATTAGCAACTACAACTTTAGGATTGTTAGATTCAATTGCTAATGAAGGAAGTGATTTAGCTAAAGGTGTTGCTGTTGCACAAGCACTGATAAACACATATCAAGGGATAACTTCAGAATTAGCGACAAAAACCTTTACTCCTTTTGAGTTTGGTTTAAAAATAGCAAATATAGCGTCAGTTACAGCAATAGGTTTTAAGTCTGTTAAGGATATATTGAAAACTAAAGTTCAAAAAGGTGGCGGTGGTAGTGGTGCTTCAGAACCATCTAAACCTTCAGCACCAAATTTTAATCTAGTAAGTGGCTCTAGTAGTAGTCAAATAGCAGAGGGATTACAAACACAAAACGAACCTATACAGGCTTATGTTGTTTCAGGTAACGTCACTTCGAGTCAAGAGTTAGATAGAAATATAATAGAGAATAGCGGAATATAGCATCGAGCATTAAAACGCTCGATAACAGTCAATAAAAATCATTGAAACGATTTTTATTTTGGTGTTAGCAACAATAAAACTAATCAAGTGTTGCTTTTCCGAATGAGCGTTCTAATTTAACACGGTAAACTGCACCATCTTTAAACTTGAAACTATCGCATCCGCTATGAACGTCAAAGTATTTAACAATCTCACCGTGTACCCCTTGCAGTTTACCTAATTCAGTTTCTAATTTGCCAAGTTTAGGCTCGGTTTTACAGTTGCTAACACCATATATAACAAATGCTTGCTCTAGGTATTCTTTTAACTCTCTGCCAGTAAATGAGCAATATGTTAGTTGTTCTACTTTATCTATTTCTTCACCACTAATAGCAGTTTCTATTTTGCAAAATTCTTCGTCTGTCATTGTTTAATTTTTAAAGTTATTAAATCCGCACTTGTCATATATGCGATACGTTAGCAAACATTAAAAACCAATTAGTATTAGTGTTGTACTAACAATCGTTCCTATTGCGAACCCTATGGATATGTATTTAATTTTTTTCATAGTTCTTACTGTTTTATTGATTAATGTGTTTATTCCTCATTATTTCTTCCTTTGTTTACCTTTTGGAATTGAAAGGTGTGTTTACTCACTTGTTATATACAAGCACTACTTATCGTTTTCAAATGAAAAGTGTGGTATTACCTTAAATTCACATTGGTTTAGTTTGTAAATTGTATTAAGGTCTTCGTCTTTTCGGGTGTCTGCAAATTGCTCAATTACTGCAAACTGTTCTCTTGTAATAATGATTGTCTGTTTTGGTTTTTCAGTTTTACTTTCTAAGTCGTAAATCTTACCAATGTGAATTTCAAATTTTTCCATTTTATCAAATTTTAGTTGTTTAAACCGTGCCAGTATATAACACGGTATATAATTTATAAGCCAATCAAGGCTTGTGTTTCAATTCAAAGTTCGGTACGTGGCTTACAAAATCATATACCATTACCGTTAGCAAACATTAAGTTCCTCACTACTATACCATTTTTCAATATAAGGGTAGTTTGTTTCTATGTCTGCTATTGCATTTTCTCGGTCAGGTGCTATTATTAATTTTTTGAGTTTTTGTTTATCAGCATTTATACATCCAAAAAGAAAGTAACGTTTGCTAACACCAGATAAAATTAATTGCTTTTTCTCGCTTTCAAAAAAGTCATCAACCCATTCATCTGTATTTCCTTTATAAAAGTCAAGAGATTTATCCCAAGCATCTTTTATTAATTCTTTTAATTTTTGCTCACTTATTATATATTCCATAATTCTGTTTTTAATCCACGCAACTAATCATACACAAGTAACGTTAGGCAACATTTGGGAAAAAGAAACTAAAGTCTATTTGGTCTCTTATTTCTCTTAAAGCCCCCTCTCTTGCATCTTCTGGAGTTTTGTAATAAAATGGGTTTTCAGGCATACCAGCCCAATGAGTTACGTGTTTCCATTTTCTAACTATTCCAAAGAACAAGTGCCATTTATAAGTTTGTTGCTCAACTATCCAACCTTGTTTGTATTTTTTAAGTCTATACATAATAAAACGTTGCCTAACACTATATAAAATTAATTGCTATATTGGTCTTTTTTAAATGTTTGTGTGTATCTATTAAATTTATTTTTAATCCGAAGTTAATTGTATTTTTACACGCAACTAATCTTATATTTTAACGTTGTAAAACATAGCCTTACTTTATTTGGTTTAATTCCTTTTTTGCTAATTTATAGACATCAATATAAGCGTCTGTTTCCGTATAAACACTTTCAGTATCTAATGATTTTTCAAGAACGTATTTGTTTAATTTTGTACCTAAGTCATAATCATTCGGCAACGATTTCACAACAACAGGTATAGTTAATGCTTTTTGGTATTCTTCAAACACTAATAGTGCTGTCCTCCAAAACCTATCCACTCCGTTACTATCTCTATCATGGCAAGGATTTCTTCTATACCATAGTTCTTTTAATAATTCTTGTTTTTCTAATTCGGTTTTTTCCATTTTGTTTTAGTCTTAAATATTCATCAACCAATTCTTCTGGTCTATCCATTATTTCAAATATATCTTGCATATTATTTGGTAACCATTCTAAAAATTCTAATAATTGCTCTTTCATAGTTCTAAAATTTTTTAAATCCAGCCCAACCTTTATT